TCATCGCTGGAATGGTTTTTGTAACAAAGTTGACTGTTCCTGTCCACATTTTCTTAAAGAAGCCCCATACTGCCTTCGAAGCAGATTTGACGGCTTCAACGAATTTGCCGCCAAGCACTTTGGCATATTGAACAGTTGATTTCCACATTTTTAAAAGTGCGTCACGCGCCTTCGCCACAGCCGTTCACAATCCAGAACCACAATTGGCCTTGGCAGCTGCGTCAGTGGTGGCTTTCAAGGCCACGAGTGCCTTCTGATAAGCCATGATCCCCATCACTATAGTCACTAGCGGTTCGATGAGCCCTCCAAGCGCGGCGCCGATCATCCCGAATATCGCGAAAAGGCCGGCGTTGTCTTTTTTAAATTCGTGCCACCTCTTTTTTAATTCTATGATTTTTGCCGTCACCCCGCCTATCGCTGTCTCCTCGTCGGCCATGGCAGCTATTCTTTGTTGCGTGGCCACAAGTTCAAGATCTTTTTGTGTTTGTAGACCTTTGGCCTCTTTAGACAGATCTTTTTGTCCTTTCGCTGCGTCAGAGATTTTTTTATTAGCAGCATCGAAGGTCTTCAAGCCTTTATCGTTAAACAAGGCTTGTGCGACATCAACACTGGTACCTAGACTTTGAGCCACTAAATCTTTTTGATATCTACCAAGCTCATCAAATGATTTACCACTTTGTTCCATGGCCTCTCTGAGAGTTTTAATTCTGTCTTCTTCTGATTTGCCCACAAGATCCATTGAGTTCAACAAAGGGCCACCTAAAACAAAGTTCAATTGTCCTGCTGCTTCGGCGGCGCCTTCAAATGTGTCAAATTTCTTGGTAATTGATAATAAATCGCTCATTTCTACACCAGCAATCGCCGCTGTTCTTGCTAATTCTTCAAATATTTTTGCACCTTTTTCTTTTCCGTGTCTAGCTATTAAATTCATGTTTTCATTTAAGCTAGATAGCATTTTATCTGGGCCTATACCAATTGCTCTGCCTAGCTTTGTCATTCTTTTGGTCAAGTCAGTTGTTTCTTTGAGTGTTGCGCCAAATCTAGTTTTTAACAAATTAAATGTTTTACCAAGAGTGGCTGATTTGAGACCAAATCTTTCTAATTCTGCAGCGGTTTTTGTCAATGACTTTCTTGTTTCCGCGTCAGCTTGCGCAAATTGTACACTTGATTGATATAATCCTTGAAAAGCTTGTTCTGTTTCTGCCCAAAGAAAATTGTCGTCGCCCTCACCAAATTCTATTTTTAGGCCTTTTAATTGATCACCCATGCCTTTTAAAGCTCCAGTTTGTTTGGTGAAGGCTATCGACGTTTCTTTTAATTGATATAATGCGCTATCGGCATCTAAGAGTTCTTTCGTTGTTTCCTTACCCATTTCTTTGAGCTTACCTAACGCCGCATTGAGCGCCAAGAAGGCGGGGCCTTTGAAAGTACCCATTTTCGCCATCTCTTTGAAAAATGGGCTAGCAGCCATATCTTTCAAACTATCTCCAAAGCTACGCCCTTGCATTTTGGCTTTAATGAGTTGTTCTGTCATGCTGCCGGCATTATCAGATATACCAAACGTCTCACGCAATTGATTTTCAAAAACGCCTTGTGTTGATTTTGCTATCTCATCAGTTTTTTCAGCGGTCTTCTTGAACTTATCTGCCTGTTTATTTACGTCTTTAAGGGCTTTTTCTTGGTCCTCTAAAATCTTTTTGATATCGGCGTTTTCATCTGCCAACTCATCTGTGAGACCTAACTCGTCTTCAATTTTGCTCATTTTGGCGTTATGTGCTTCAAGTGCTTCTTCGGCGGCTTTGGTCTGGTGGACGAAGCGCGCCGCGGTCGCCGTCGCAAGAACGTCTTCGAGCTTCTTCTGTTCCTCTTGAAGACCTCTTAATTCTTCAATTTGTTTTAATCTCTCCGCATTTTTTTCCACTACGTGTGCGTGTATTTCTAAATCCTTTTCTGCTTGCGTAGCCAAATGTTGTTGTGCGCCAAGCCTTTCCTCTAAAATTTCATTAATCTTTTTCTGGGCGGCTTCTTGATCTCCAATTTCCCTGTTAATGGCTGCATAGTGTTCTTTTAAAAGTGCTGCACTGCCGGCAGAGGCCTCTATAGCTTTGTGTTGGTTAGCCAACTCGTCGGAGCCAATTGGGGGTATATCTGAACCCGGTATTGGCGGCGGCGCAGGAGGATCAGTTCCGGAAGGTGGATCAGCCATTTAAATTTAATTCCTTATTTTAATGGCCATTTGATGCCAGTTTCTCTTTCAAAATTGCTAACAGATTTTTCTAAAGCATAACGATTGTTTAGTACACTTTTATCATTCAATCCATGTCTTAAAAATGAATCCATATAGCGTTTTTCCGATGATATTGCAGCCATAAAAAGCTGTATATCTTTAGGGTTACCAGAAACTGAAAAAAAACTACTCCAAGATGTGCCCATGGGCGCAAACATATGATAAAGCATTCTTTTTATTTTAGCACCAAACTTAACAAGAGAAGGGCTCTCTTTTAAAAGCTTCAGTTCGTTTAAATTGATATGAATTTTCTGTTCCATAAAGTAAATAGTTTTTTATTTAAAAACAGGAAGAGCCGTAGAGGTTATTTTTTTGAGGCTTTTTTCATCTCGTCATTTTCTTTTTCTTTATGGTCTGCTAGCATTTTAAAATACCAGTCTCTTAGCCCAATTGGAAGGCTATATAATTCGAACAAGCTCCAGCCGCCATAATATTTCATATAAAAGAATTGTTTATAAACATTCTCTATATATTCACGACTTAGGCCAAAAAAACTCCGCAGTAAGCGGAACCTCCACCGCGTCTTCGAAGTCGCACTCTCTACATTCAAAACTCGTTTGAAAGTCCACTCCAGGTGTTATTTTTGAATAAGCGGCTCTAAGATAACGACTGTCTAAAGCTGACATTGAACCAATATATGATCTAATATAGCGTATATCGCTATTGCCATTAACAGAAGAAATCATTTTTTCATATTGCTTGGTGATTTGTCCTGCGTTTCTAAGTGATTTCTTCTTCTTTTTAAAATCAGAAGCTTCTTCTTTTAAAAGTCTTAGTTCTAAACGTGTGTTTGTTCTTGGAATAGGCAAAACAACCAGTTCTCTATCATAATCAACTTCAGCCTCAAATTCACTCAAATTTGACATAAAGTCAATATGTTCTACTTCTTCTAAATCAAAAGTATGATTTTGATTAGTGCCGCAAGAAGGACAAGCATAACGAGTTTCATACTCTGGGCCATACCCATATATTCTACATGCGATAAGAAGCGCATTTTTATCACCCAATAACATATCTTTTACGTTCATTTTTGGTTCAATTAAGATGGATTGTAGCAATTTATCAATAATCGTGCCATTTTTAAGATAACTTTGATTAGTTAATATGTCTTCTTCTTTTGTGGTCATATGACGTATTTCCACAGTCTCTCTTTGGTATAGGGGGTGGCCTTCTTGATAAAACAACCCTTTACTTGGAAGCATAATAACTTCTGTTGGGACAATAAACTGCATACTATTTGACACCGGTGGGACATCTGTATTTGGTTGCAGATTATCGGTTGGTGGTTCCCCTGTAACATTCATTCTTTCCTGATTATTTCTCATACTTCCTCCGAAAGTTTAATTGATTATATAACATTATTTATATTATTTTTAATATATTTTGTTTAAGTAAACGGACTTATACTGCTATAGCCCGCCGGCAATGCCAGTATTTCCAGTATTTCCAGGCGTTGGCCGCGGCGCCTCGGGATCTATCGACTCTAGAGTGTTTTCATAAGACATACCTACAATACTAAATTCTAAAGTAACAGTAGACACTTCATCGTTACTATAATCTAAACCTGAAAAAGATACATTGGCTAATTTGGGTCCATTGAACTTGATTATTTCTATTGCCTCACCTTCGCTCCCAAGTCGCGTTACAACAAGAGTGATAATATCTGCATCTAGTTCTGATATCCAATCTAAACTATGAGAACGAGGGTCATATCCAAGCGCATTAAACCAAGTAAATATTTTTTTCATAGAATTATGATCAT